CGGCTTCGATGATGTCCCCGTCAAGGGTTCCGGCGCTGATGAGTCCATAGCCATACTGAACCAGCTCCAGTGAAGTGATCTTTTTGGTTTCGCTCGCTGAGGTGTCGACATCCGCAACTACGTCGTTGCTGGCGAGGGAGCCACCGGCAAGACTGTTTAACTGGGAGATTTTTAAGTCTGCCATGGCTCAAATTTCGTCTTGGAGCAAGCGGCCTAAACCAGATTCTAGGTCCAGCGCACTGCTACCTTCCTGCAGCAGCAGACTTCCGGCAATGCTTCCGCCTGCGCTGTAACGCAGCTGGATTTGCCCCGTTGTCACGAACTCGATCTGGGACTGCAACGCCGTGCTTGCCTCAAACGAGATGCCGACGTTGGTGATCAAGCCCTCAATCAAGTAATACAACTGGGTCGCGTCGGTACCCGACGGTCCGGTCGCAGCAGACTCGCCAGTGCGTTTGATGGTCAAGGCTGCGCTGAAGTTGCTGCCGAGCTGCTGACGCAAAATCAGGTGGTGGATATACTGCGCCGCTTCAAAATCGCCAGTGTCGCCAAAGTCCCAGAAACAAGTAAACCGCCCGCTGCCAGATACCAAACCGCTGATTTGTTCGACGAACTCATCACCTAAAACTGTGGCGTCAAGTGCTGCACGTTGGGTGCTCAGTTCATACGACACAACCTCGCCCAGTGTTCTGTAACCGCCGCTGGTGACTGAAACTGAAATCGTGTAGCTGGTTCCAGGGGTGGCGAGCACAACGGCATCGGCAACGTCACCCTTCAGCGACTCACCCCATGTCTTGAACAGGCGGATGCCGCCAACCGCATCAACATTGACGTACCAGGCGCCAGTGCTGGCTACGCCGGGCGGGGTGAAGCCTGCAGCATCAATAAAATCAAGGTTGCCGCCACCAACGCGGGTGATTTGCAGATAATCGCCCGTGATAAATGTGTCATTCGGGAAATCAAAACTAAACCGCTTTTGTGCGACGTTTACGTCGGCGGGATCGAGCGTCGATGTATAAGTTGTTGCGCCAGTGCGTTGGATCGAAACCAGACCAGCATTGCCGAGATAGACAGCCATTACGCAGCCCCCATGGTTGCCACCGTTAAGTTGCCGGTTACGACAAACGATAGGTTGACACTAACGATGTCGCCAGTTGTCGCGCTGATGTCGGCTTGCGTGAACAACACCGTTGCCTGCAGCTGGCGGTTACTGGCAAGTTCCAGCAGGAGGGTTGCGGTTGCCGTGGCGCTTGTGCCGCTTGTGCGGATAATGTTTGACAGTAACGCCGACATTTCAAGGGCGCTGGCGTCGTCTTCGTAATACAGCGCCGTACAGGAACCGCTGTAGGACTGGCGGCCGTAAATAAATTTGCTTGCGGTGTCGTCGGTGCGGGTGACGTTCAGGGTTTCGACGCTGCCCGAAATGCTCCAGTTCCGCACTTTGGCAATGCGGGTGCCGCCGACGTACAGGGCACCGTCTGAGCCAGTGAAATGCTTGGCCATCAGCTAGACACCCCCACAAGTTCCACGCTAACCGTCTGGTATCCGGGCGTTATGTAGCTGACTTGCGGGGGACTCGCGTAGCGCCACGAGTTGTTTGCCTCGTTTGTGTATGAGTAGCTGTTCATGCCAGCGAATACAGCAGCGGGTAGATCAAAAATGCCGTAGGTCGTACCGTTGCTGGCGTAGTGGTCTGTGATGGATACCCCCTCGGCTTCAGTTACGTTCTCAAATACAAGGGTTAGTCGTTGACCTACAACGCGGGTGCCATGGACAAAGCGCACCTCAACACCGTCAAGTGCCTGATAAATGGTCTGGGCGCGGGTGCCAGGAGTCCAGGCGCGGCTGGAAGGTTTGACCGATGGGAAGGTGCTCATGTCGTCACCTCAAACGAGCCCGACAAAATACTGTTACTTATGATGCTAGCCCCACTGCCATTGAGCGGGAAATGAGTTGCCTTGATAGTTACTACGCCGGTTTGCTCAAATTCCAGTGAATCCACGAGATAGTATTCGGTCTCCGTCCTAGAGTCTCCTGCGCTGTTGACTCGGGAAAGGCTGACAGAAATAAGATCCAGTGGGTTTAGCAGAGAAGGAGTGATGACGTTGCGAGCTGTTTGGAATGTGACTGTATGAAGGCTATATCTGCGTGTGGCTAGAACGTATTTAGCGAAAATTTCGGCGTGTGCTGCATTAGTGCAGAACTCACTCATGTCGTAGGTCTCTTCAGGTACATCAGCGGCATAGTCCGAATACCGAACTGTTGTTGTTTGGGTTGTTTCTAAGTTGTAGGTGCTTTGCCCGCGCCAAGTAACAACGACTTGGATGGGTAGGCGGTCTTCGCCGTTTTTGTACTGCTTGCTGTATGTACCAGCGATAATGCTGCTGCGTACAGAATCTGCATTTGGTTCGTTATCGGTAAAACTTTCGGCAGGAGTCAATGCGCCGACATCAATCTGTCCATCATCCGTCAGTGGCAAAAGAGGTTTTATGTAATAAAGCCCTAAGGCAGTGTACATAGAGCATAGCAACATTGGAGAAACTGTTTGCACATAAGAAAAAAAGTTTGTGCCATTTGTTAAATAAGCATTGTAAGTTATTCCGTACTGTTCGTGAAATAAAGCGCATGTAGCAATGCTTCTAAAGCTGACCTCAGTGAAATTGGTATTGGATTGTTTACCGCTATAACTGAACCAGTAATAAATTAAATCCGCGAAGCTATTGCTGGGGCCTGTAGTACCCGTCAGGGTTCCCGTCGATATAGATCCGTTGTTGTAACGCCAGCGCGTAACTTGTATGCCTTCACGCACAAAAATGTGTAGTTGCTTTAGATCCGTAGGGGCGCTGTACGCTTTTGTCGAGTCATAAAGATTGCCTTCAATAACAACTAGTTGGATATTGGTATAGCTTGCTGTGCGATCGTAACTTGTGGGAAATGTGTTTTGCTGCTGAAATTCAATCAGGATTGTTTCAGGCTTTAGTGCCGATGCAGTATGCACCGCAGTATTTACGAGAGAATAGGTATAATTTCCGGCACTTGTTGTATCACTAATAGAGGAGATACCGCCTGTAGCGGAAGTGGTTACTGTCCCTACTGTTGTCGTGGTTCCAGTTGAGTTATCTGTTCTGCTGACAGTGATTGTGTATCGCTCAAGCAACGACGGGGAAGAATAGCCGTCTGGGTAAAGCGGTTTAACCTGCAGTACTGCTCCAGTTGCGTATTCGTTTACGGTACGGATTGCTTGGCTATCACCCGTATTAACGCCGAGTGGATCTGAGGCAAAACTAAAATTAGTGTGGTCGCACGTTACAGAAAAGCTGCCTATTGGACATACGGCAGCGTCATTGCTGTAAGTAGGTGTAATCGTTATTGATGCTCCGATAGATATATCGTTTAAGCATTTGCTTCCAAAGAAAAAGTCTCCTGTCGTGGAGCTGCCTGCAAGGCCTGTTTGTCCGTGACTTATTAAAAATACAAAAGTGTGTAAAAAATTGTTGGATGAGCTATCTAGTAATGGTGGGCTAATCCAGACACCTCCGGCATCATTCTCTCTCTTACAAAACACAATCGGCATCGTGTCGCCTGGGTTTGCATACTGCTGAGATTTATCCAGAGCTTCAAAAGGAATGAGGTTTAACGCCTTGAGTTCGTCGGTGCGTTTAGCCGTACTATTTTCTGCGGTAGATGCTCTCTTGCTTTCATCCGCGGATGCTTTTGTACTGGTAACTGCGGGCTTGTTGAGATTTGGTATCTTGCTAATATCGACTCCGCGAGCTTTAGGCTCTTCCTTGGTGTAGGTACCGCTAGCAACGTAAGTCATGGTTACTTCCTAAAAGACAAAGGACCAAGGATTGTCCATGGGATCTTGCGCCAAGGCAAATCACCATTCAGGCTATCGTTATACTTACCGACAACCAGCTGAACAGTAGAAAAGTCAGTTGCACCTCCTATGCTGACACCTTCAAAGCCATGCAATAAGTTGTAAACTGAAGGGTTGTCTACGTTTCCGCCACCCCAGCGGTAAATAAGAAACTGGATGCCGTAGCGATTGGCTATAGCCGCTTCAACGATGTCTACATTCGCGGCGGTTGCAGCAAAGGTTATTGCCGCATTTGGCATCACTGAATCTTTTTGATACGTGATGTTGCTCGTTTGAAAAGAATTGTAAGTAAAAGTTATGCCGTCTATCGTACGCGTACCAGGGAAGTGATTTTGGAATAAGTATAAAGGCGTGGTACTGCTATCGTAGTTTTCGGGGTAAATAAGTAGTGCTGTGACTACGCCGCGTACTGCCAT